ATCATCTACTGGTGTAGGTACTGGCTTGGCCTTGATGGGGCTAGGTGCTGGTTTAACGGGTACTGGTGCTGAGATTTCAGGATCAAAGCCGCCTGTATTGTCATCTGACAATGCCGCTGGTCTTGCTACCCAACCTGTGACGTTGAACTCAGGTACACGGGTTGAGCCTTTTCCCACCTTTTCGGGGCGTGATCCTGTGTACTCGACCACTGGTAACTTACCCGCATTGGCAGCAGCTTGTGCAGAGACTTGCTTATACAGGGATTCGATGCCCATGTTAGCCCCTGCACCGTTAGCACTAAATTCCGCCACTAGCATCGACTTGTTATAGAAAATTGCTTTGAAGCCACGCTTATGATCTGGCGATGGTTGTGCGCCTTTACGACCAAGTGAGTCATCAGGAATAAATTCAAACATACCAGTTGCAATGAGCATCCAGCCTGTTTGCAAGTTCTCGTAGTCAAAGACAAACTTATCTAGAGTGAATTCACCGTCTTGGTTTGACCAAGCATTGAGTTGTGGGCTGAAGCGGATGTAGTTACCTGAGCCGCCGCCGCCAGAAAGGTTTAAGTTCATTTGATGTTTCCTATTTAAAGTTAAAGTTGAAAAATGTGACAGATGTCACGGTTGGGGGATTGGGGTTGGGATTATTGACTCAAACCTTTGTCTCTGGCAAGGGTCAATCCTGAAGATATGCGGGAAGTTAACGTATCAATCAAACCTTTACGGTCTTTCGGTAACAGTTTCTCTGCCGCCGCAGGAGTGATGACTTCCTGCTTTACGACCTGTTCAATCTTGAGTCCAAGGCCAAGGAGTGCGGGGACTACTTCAGATTCTTTAGTCCAAGACCTCAACGCTCTCTTAGGTGCAAGCTGCCATCCATCTATCACAGAGCCTGACTCCATGCGTTTAAGGGCATGATCTCGTACTGCCTTGATGTAGTCCTCGACCATGTCAAACTTGGTCAGCAAGACGCTGATTTGCTCTTCAGTAAGCATCTCTACAACTGGTGCTGTAGCTACAGTCTCAACAATATTTGCTTGTGCAGGGCAGATTGTTTTAGCGGGACAGTACTGACAGGCAGAGTCAGAGGGTACAGGCGGGAATGCGGGGTTTAGGGCATTCTCAATAGCAGGGGTCAGAACGTAATGCTCCCAATCTACCAACTCCTGAGTTGTCATTGTGTACTTTCTGACTTCACCGTGGTGAGGTTGGATGATCTGGAGTTCGATGGTGTCGATGTCATGGTATAGACCATTAATTTCCATAGCTGCCAATGCGTAGAGTTTCAACTGTTCACTGTCAGCATCGACATACCCTCTACCAGTTTTGAGGTCTGCAATGATGAGTTTGCGGCTTGCATAACTGTGAGCGATAACATCAGCAGTACCACCAACCTTATGCGTTGGGGTGTCAATGTAGGGTAGGAACTTCTCAATAAATAATTCAAACTGTGGGACAAGCATTGCCGCCCGTGTAAATTCATCCTCAATAGCCCAAATAGCTTTAAGGTGCTGAAGAGCAAACTCACAGTTTTCCTCAGTCATCAAGATGCCCTCATAGACCTTGCCCTCAAACTTCATTGGGTCTAAGTCACGTTTAAAGCAATGCTCTGCCAAGGCATGAATTGCAGTACCCATCTTCGCCGCATCGCCACCCTCAACGTAGGGCATGAGGCTTGAGAGTCTGGCAGAGGCGGGACAGGCAATCCAACGGGCTGATGCAGAGGCTCTGAGGTTTAGTTGTTTGACTGCCATGATGTTCTTTCAGCGTGGTGATGGTTGATTAAAAGTTGATAGGCAAGTTGCCTAATTTCGTGAGTTGCTGAATGACCCAAGTCTTCAGGGTCAAGGAGTTGTTTCAAGAAACTTATGGTTGCAAGGTTTTGCTTTCGTTCCTTTTCGAGTTCAGATGCAAGCCAGACGATGTGATCTCGCATTGCTTGACGTTCTTTATCATCCATTGCGATACCCCCAAAGTGCAATCAAACTAGCATCTGATCTGCCATCATCCTTGACCCTCTTGAACAGGGCAAGATGTTCAGGGAACAACTCCATAGCCCTAGCCCGTGACCCATCCTTACCGCCCACAACTCCCATCGCCTTGATCCAAGTCTGTGGGGTCATGAGGGTGGTCTTAATGCGTAGGGCTGTGAGTGAACCCTCTACCACCCCAAGGCTGCGGGCTAGAGAAAATACACTGGTTACGCCTTGCCCACTCATAGCAAACACCTTTTCTACATAAGCCTCAGTAGGGTCAAAGTCCTTGATGATGTCAACAAGTTCAGGCACTGAAACTTGACGCTTATTCTTACCGTTGCGGGTGAGGGTGACTGTAGGCATATCCTCAACCCTTACCAGTTCACCATCAACCACAAGGGCAATAGCACCGTTTAATCCACAGTCAATGCCAATGGTGCGCCTAGTCATTGAGAAGCCCTCTGATAGCCTTAAAACGGCTCTGAATAAGGGAATTCACCGACTCATCTAGCCGCCTGATGGTGGTGACAAGTGGTATGGTTTTACCTGTGGCGTATCGGGAGACTTGAGCAGGGTGAAAGCCAGCATGACGAGCTACATCGGTGATGGTGTAGCCAGCCACTTCAGCCTTTTCCTTAATGTTTTCAATGGTTTGCATAGTTTGTGTTGTCATAGTGGGGAGGAGTCTAAAGACTTTTAATCCATTGGTCAAGCCCTTTGTGATTTAATAGTTGAGTTAATTGTGGGGGATTAGTTACAGGACAAACAACTAGGTGATTAACTTCTATATGATTGGCAACATCAACAACGCAACAGGAGAAACAAAATGAGAGTGACACACCTTAACAAATCAGGCTCTGGCTGGTCATCAAAAACAGCTTGTGGACGCAATTTGTTGCGTACTCCAATCTCAACTAACTGGTCTGATTTCAAACAAGAACCTGTCCAGTTTCGTTGCATCAAGTGCGTGACAAGCAAACAGTTTGAATTCAACACAAAAATGGATGCAAAGAAAGTAGCCGCTTAACCAACCCAAGGGGGCATAGACCCCCAACTTTAAGGAAAACCATGTACCCAATTGAAGAATCAGAAGCAAACGAGATACGTCTTGAAGCCATGTACCTCAGACGCTACAACAACCAGTTGCTCAACCACCCCGACTGTCGTGACCCTGACCACCCAACCTGTGAACTCTGTGATGAGGAGAATGATGATGACTCAAATGACACTGATTGATTTACACATAATGTCAGAAGATGACAAATTACCAACTGATATTGCATTCAAAATTGTTGGTGGCAAGACCATTTACAAGCATATTGGCTGGATGTGGAGACGATCTGATAAGCAGATTTATCTTAACAAATACGATTGGGACTTTAAAAATGAAGAGCGTCATAGACGCTACTTGGATGACAACACAATGATTCAAGTTCTGCAACTAAGTGAGGTATCAGAGTGACAATTAAGCAAACCATGCAAGCTACCCTCGTGGGCTTGATCCTGTCTATCCCTTTCTTGATTGAGATTGCAAAGGAGTTAGTGAAATGACACCATTACAAGACTTCTGCCAAGAACCTCGTTCAATGGAAGAACTTGAAGAGGCTGAATTCAAGCCTCATAGCGTCTACAACGCTGTTAAAAGAGGTGACTTGAAGAACGTCAAGGCAACAGATGATTGGGGGCGTAGAACGCATGGTAAGGGTCTGTTCCTGTCCACAGTCACCATTGCACCGCTTAACTTCACCGCTTTGCAATCAGCATGGAATACACAACAACAAGGAGAGACAGCATGAGTATGCATAAAGAACTCAAAGAATTGGTTACCAAGATTGCACCCCCCAGAAACATTCTTGGCGGGTTCATGACCCGTAACGACATCATTCAACTGATCGAAAAGGTAGCTGATGAGGCATCCTTGCTAGGTTGGATTCATGCAGAAACTATGAGTCGCAAAAGGCTAGAGAATAAGATTTTGAGACTTGAGCAAGAGGTTGACATCCTCAAAGGCCAACTCAAGGATGCTGAGTTAGAACTGATTGCTGTAGCAGCCAAATGAGCCACTTGAACAAAGTCATCTTGGCTTTGCTTTGTGCTGGCTCACTCTTTTACTTTGATTCAAGGGAGAAAACTCATGTTGGAAACAATAATAAATTTCGTGCTAATAGCGACATTAGCATTCGCCTTGGGAATAGCAGTTTGCGTAGCATTTGTTTTCTGGCTTCTAAGAGAAAGCAAACAAGAGTGATTTGTCCAGATTGCAAGAAGTGGGTCAGAGATGTAGGGGCAAAAACTTACAGTTGCGCCAACTCAAAGATCAAAAGAGGATTGCTATTTACTCATAGGGGACGCAAATGAAAGGCGGTGTAAGAGTAGGGTCTGGTAGGAAGTTACCCACCATTGACGAGCGTAGAGCATTTAGCTTGTATGAACAGGGGTTCACAAAGCTAGAGATTGCCAACAGATTCAATGTCCCATACAAGTCTATGCTGACCATCTTTCGCAAGGCCGGAAGATTCAAAGAAACTACAAAAAGGAAAAAGGCATGAACTGGCGGCAACTAACGATTCAGTACGTCAAGGATTTACTCAGGGCAAAGACACCTGTCGAGATGGTGGAAAAGGAACTGACTGAGGCACAACTTGCCAAGCTGCAAGCAGAGACTTCAGTAGAGTATTCGCAAGCCATTGTGGACTACAACAAGCAACGCATCATGCGTCTTAGCAAAAGAATTCAAGAACTTGGGGGAAACAATGTCCGAATCATTGAATCGAAAACGACAAATTGAGGAACTGAAACTAGTTGATGTTGAGCTAAACCCGTATCGCAATATGGTGATTGAGGAAGTGGCAACAGAGATTCAGACGAGGTTCAAGGCGGCATTCCCGCCAGATACAACAGATAGTTTTGCAGTTTTTGTAAGGGGAATGAAGAAATGACACAAGAGGAAATTATTGAGATGTATCTGCAAGTCTCAAAAAAATTATGTAATGACACAGAATGGTGTTGGGCGGGTGTTGGTGAACCTTTGCAGATGTTTGCCAAACTGGTAGCCGACAAAGCCTTGGCACATCGCACAGAGCCACCAGATTGGTTTCCTGCTGTTGAGAATATTCTTAAGGAGTATGGCTTGCAAGCAATGGATTTTGTGGCTGACTTTAAAGAAGCGATGAAAGATGCAGAGCAATCACAGCGCACATGGGTTGGGCTGACTGATGAAGATTGGAAAGAAATTGAAGATATGCCCGATACCTTTGACCAAGGCGTTGCGTGGGCGCAAGCCAAATTAAAGGAGAAGAATTCTTGATCGTAAAAATCCGTACTTTTTACGGTAAGCAACGGGGTCTAAGAGGTGACCGCCAGCATCAAGTGGATGAGGGAGTTGCTTGGTTATGCCAAAAGTGTGGAGAGGTGATCTTGCATGAACACCTCATCCACAAGCACTTTTGCAAGACTCAGATTAAGCCTGTAGTCCATTCAAATACTGAGTCTTCCCCGCAACCTTGACGGCTGTGAGTTCTTGCTTGGTCAGACGATTGGGGTCAAACGATACATGCACCCAGCCACTGTCTGGGATGCCTTGTGTGTAAAACTCTAGAATCAATTGAGTGTAATCCAAGTTATCCATGATCCATTGAGCCAGATCAGCATTAGCAATACCAGCTATCTCAATGTCAGCAGCCTGACCCTTGCAATGGTCTGAGGTCTTCGATCCTCCCACAGCAGCATTTGACTCAGGACTGCGAAAACCGCTATTCACGGTCACAGACTTTCCAAAGTGTTCACGCACAGGCTGAAGCACCTTTTCGCAAAGAGTTTTCAAGTTCTCAAGTGCTTGTTCATCAGGCGTGTTGTCTAAACCTAAACGAGTGGCAGTGTCGGACTTGGTCAATTCTTTCAAAGTGAAGTTGGCTGAGAGGTTCATGGTTTTCCTTTTAAGGTTTGGAGGGCTTCGTTGTAGAGGGAGACACAGGTTGCAAGTTTTCTGATGGCGGCATCTCCTTCGTCTGTGATGGCGATAAGAGCTTTAGAAGTCTCTCCGTCAAGTTCGGCTGATGCACTTCCTGAGTTATCTCCGCTGGTAACGGGGGCATCTGAGGAGGCTTGTACGGCGCACTCTGAGGCTTTGACAGCGACCCGCAACCGCAAAGCACCACTGTCAATATCACTATTGCGCTTTTGCTGTAAAAGTTTAGCATTTTGATTGGCTTTCATCAGTTGGTTAGATTGGGTGTTCACAGCAGCCACAAGTGCCTGTTCCTTTTGTCGAGCATCTGCATTCAAAGCAGCTATCTCAAACTGTTGTTTAGCAAACTCATCATGCTTACCCTTGGAGTACCCACCGCCAAAGGCAGAACCAATGGCGATCAAGATACCCAATATCACCCAAGGATTAAACAGACTCATGGTTTAGGCGGCTCATCATTATCAACAGCCTCTGCCTTTGCAGATGCAGTAGCTATTGCTTTGACACCAGAACGACCAGCAACACCACCAAGAACACCAGTGATAAACACCATAATGGTATTGATCTGCTGTGTGTAAATCTTGTCAATTGCTGCCATGCCTGACATTGGCTGAGTTACAAAGCTGACGCTGTAAAGGAACATTGCAACTGAGCCAAGAAGAATCAGGGTTAAGGAAAAGATTACGATTGCCCAAATTCTGACTTCAATTTCATCAGAGGTCATGCGGGTGTTTTTATTCATTACGATTGTTGGCATCACTTTTTCTCCAGTTCAGGTTTAACAAGTTGTTCAGGGCAAGTTCCTGTAGCAGTACAGATAGGTGGTTTGCAATCAGGATTAGACCAGTTCTTAGGGTCTTGGCAAGCATACCTAAAACGGTCTTCACAGCCCGTCAACAGCACTAACAGGATTGACAAGCCCCAAATACAGTAGATGTTCATTTGCTTTTCTCCCTTTCTTTTTGCTCAATCTTTTGCCGCATTTTCTCAACCTTCTCTACCTCAGACTTGACCTCATTCTTAGCCTCTAAGATGTCAAGATAAAGAAACCCCATCAGCGGCAACAACAAGGCAATCAATACGCAACACGCTATCCAAGCCATTATGTCTTCCTCCACTGACTTACGAACAGTAACCACGCCCACAGGTAAAGGAGGAATATAGTAGTCACTGCTAGATACGCTAGTTTTAGCTGGAAGTTTCTTTCTTCCTCCTTGCGTTGCCATAGTTCCTGCCTCTTTATTGCCTCTTGCTTTAATCTCGCCTGAGTCTGCTCCTCTTGTATTGTCTCTCTCATGTTAAAGACCTCTGAGTACAGTGCGCCCATCTCAGGAGGACTCTGGTACACCATACATTCCCTGATCTGCACCACCAACTCAGCCATCTGCTGCTGTGCCATCACCCTCTTGAGTGCGGCTTCCATGTAGTTCTGGTCAGGGTCGTAGACGTTCTTTGACTTCTCTTCTTCTTCCCTTATGTGCGCTTCTAATTGCTCTTGAATCTTGAAGAACTCTGTCAGACTTTGGACAATCCCAACTTTGACTTGAGTCTCATCAACAGGTGCATAAACAGATTTCTTAGATTTAGCAACAGGTTTTGCAGCTTGATGCTTTGGTTTAGCACCAAAGAGTTTACGGAAGTTACCCCAAAATCCAGTAACTTCCTTATATATCCCAACGACTTCATCAGCAGTGGCTTTAATCTCAACAAAAGATTCTTTAGCTTGCTTGTAGAGTTCGCAACCAGCTTGAATCTGTTTGACCAGACCAGCCGCCATGAGGCATAACGTGATTGGATCAATTTCAGTCTCCTATTGGTTTGAAAACAAGCCTCTGGCTGTAGGGCTTTGTTGCATCTCTCGTATTCTTCGCTCACGCAAAATGTCAATTGCTGGCATTTGATTGAAAAGATTAGGAGACTGAATAACAGCTTGAGTTCCTAATGCTGGCAAGACTCTTGTTGCACCACCAGTAACCACAGGCTTACTACCAGTTCGCATTTGATTTGCTAACTCTTCAATAGTACCCATTCTGTACTTGGTAGCACCAGCCCTTGAGCCTAATGTTGCCGCCCCAATTGCAACGCCAGTGATGGGGTCATAATATGTAACGCCAGCAGTAGTACCGCCTGTAATTGCACCAGTTGGAGCAAACTTACCAAAGAATCTCAAAAGGTTTTGAGGTATATCCCCTTTAGCCGCCTTTTTAATTGCATCTCTTTCATCAGATGTAAACATCGCCATTCTTTTATCATTCTTGGCAAGTTGTCTTAACTGAGCCGCCATTGAATTTTCAGCACCCGATTGAGTGTATTTTGTGGCATCTAGTTGTGCATCCTCAAGCATATCTGTAAAGATTTCAGACTTCTTCATCTTGGAATAAGCATCTCTAGCTTCAGCCCAAGTTTTGCTCATAACCTTTGTGTCACCTGACTCAACCTTTGTCTGGTCTACTTTCATTAAGTAGTTATCAAACCTATCCAACAAAATAGAACCCAAACGCTTTTCATCAGGGTCTGTACTCTTTTGCGCTCCACGAATGATTTTTCTCAAGGCTTGTAACTCAGTCCAATCTTTTGGTTGAGTTGAACTTGTTAATTCTGCTATTGCTCCAGCAATTTTTGGAAATCCTGTTGACGTATATCCTTCAGCCCTTAAATTTGCTGTGACATTTTTCATATCAGCAACAAATTCAGGAGTTTTAAATTTAAAGCCAATCTGATCTAAAGCGTCATATCTTTCTTTGGCAATCTTTCCCATTGCGTCTTCTGACACTGCTTGCTGTGTCTTAGGTCTTTTTATACCTAAAAGTGAAGTCCCAATTGTTGTTAAAAAAGACGCAATTGGATTGTTTGTCAGTTCATAAACACCTTGACCAGCCATTGATGCTGTTGGTGCTACAACTGCTTGAGTTACTGGCTCTGTTGCTAACCTACCAGCCAACTCTCTACCAGCTTGTGTTCCTGCCGTAGTAGCCAAATTTGCTAATGCTGGAAGTTGTTTTCCAACACCTGTCATGGTTTCAAGACCAACACTAGCAACTCTTTCAGGTGCTGTTTGTTCTTCTGGAGGAGCAGTAAAACCAGCCCTTGTCATTAAGTTCTGAACACCTTGAGAGGTTGGCATCAATCTGTAATCTGTAAATGGAGACATTGCAAGATTAGCAACGCTACCAACTACATCAGCAGCAGGAACTAATACGCTTCCAAGTAAAGCACCCGACGCACCACCAAAGTAACCACCAGTACTAGCACCAACTGCTGTAGGAAGAACTGCCCTTGAAGTAATATCAAGACCTCGTTTAAATGCACTAAACATAGGAGATGTATCTTCTTTAACAGGAGGTGCAGGGGGTGTAGTAGTTGTTTGTCCTGCCTGTTGCAAGGCATACTTATATGCCTGTGCATCTGTCAACTCACGATCTGACTCAACCTCATAAGTTCCGCTGTTGGGGATGTTAATTTCATAAGTGAATTTAGCCATGTCAATTTTTCCTTTTAACAGTAACTCCAGCAGGAATTTCTGGTTGCGCTACATTTGCTTCGTTGTCTACTTTTTCCAACCAACCAGCCAATGTATTGCCAGACTTTGACAAGTAAGTTGCTTGTTTAGACAAATATTCAGCAAGTTTTGTTTGAGCCGTCTTTTTATTAACCAAATATGCCCTAAGTTCTTTAGGTGGTAAATTGGTTGGCAACGCTGTATCCAATGCAAGGTTCAATTCACCCTCTGACAAAGCACCAAAGGTTACAGAACCAATCACATCAAGACCCAATGTATTTCTTATATTTGCAAGTTGCACTGATGCCGCTGTTATGTTTGGCAACTTACTTGCAATTACGCCTGTAGTTGCACCTGCATCAATTGCGGCAATAGCATCATCAATGTTGCCAATGTTCTTCTTGATTTTGCCAACTTCAGCAAAGGCTTGAGCAACTTGTTTTGCAGTAAAGTCACCAAGACTTCTAGCTTGTGCTCTAGTTCCTTGAATATCTGCTCCAAACTGTTCTGATGCCCTAATTGCATCTGCTCTAGCTTGACCTTTAAGTTCAATACCTTGAGCACTAATAACCTTGGTTGTTCCATTCTTCATAACAAGAATGGTTGTGCCATCTGGCGTAGTTTTGCTAGACTGAACCTTATCAGACCCACCAGCACCAGCTTCAGCTTTTCTCTGGTTTCTATCTAAAGCCTGATTATTTACTTTAGTCAAACTTTCAAGAGAATCTGACCGCCCCTTGTCGTCAAGGTTGTCCCATTGATTTGCAATTTCTTGAGCAAAAGGTGTGACTGTTGGGTCAATCGACTTATTATCAATCATTGCCTTGATTGGATTAGCACCAGCAGGGACTGTTCTTAATCCTGTAGGGGTAACTATTTCATAGTCTCCAGTGACAGGATTTATCTCAGTAATGATGTCACCACGCTTAAACACCTTAGTTTCTGGCATAAATTGTTTAAGGACTGTACGACCTTCAGGAGTTGCTTGAAGTTGTTTTTCAATTTCCTTATTACGAATTCCATCTTTATCAAACAACTGTCTTCCAAGTACTTGAGCCTTTTGAGTTTGTAAGTTTTGGAATCCTTTAAATTGCTGGTCAATAACTGCTTGCCCAACTGCTCCATACCCTTGCAATGTAGCGTATACATTTTCATCAATAGAACCATCAGGCTTGTAAAGAGTTTGAGCCAATTTCTGCAACCCTAACTGAAGATTCTCAGTCTTCCTCGCCTGAGCATTCTTCATCTCATCATTAAGAATCTGTGCAGTATTCCTGTCACCAGTTTGCAAGGCATATTGAATTGCTCTACCATAAGTTTCTGGGTTGTTCGGGTCAATCATGTTCAGCATCTGCTGACGTTGAGCAATCATCTGCAACTGTGGGTCTTTACCACCCAAAGCACTGCCAATAGCACCACCCAACTGTTGACCACCCATATACAGGCTGTATTGCGCTCGTGCCATTGGACTAAGTGACGCAAATTGCATTGCCTGTGCTTGCATTGCTTCATTTTGCTTTTGTTGGTACAAAGCACGTTGCATGGCTTCTACTTCAGGGAACATTCCTAAGACACTTGTGGGTGCTGATGGTGCTGCTGGTGCATCATATCTTGGATCAATTATTAATGGACGTTGAGTTTGCATTTCGTTATTTCGCAAATCATCAGGCATAAAAGCAAACAAATCCATTGGTGGGTTTTGCGTAAATACTCGTTCTGGCTGAAAATTATCAGCCGGAGAAACAACGGCATCTAATGCGCCTCTCTCTGGAACATCGTATGTTGATATTGCCTCTGCTGTTGGAACAGTTTGTCCTGACCCAACCTCAGTTCGACTCAATGGAGATAAACCCAATAGTTGATCTAATTCCTGTTTACTCATCCCGCCACTAAAAAGATTCTGAGAACCAGTACCAATACCATAATCATCAAATAATTGATCAGCCATGATTGTTCCTTAAAATTGTGGGTTGTATCCAACATCAAAACCACTTGGGGCTCTCAAACCAAGTCCCCCGCTCGATGTTGGTGTTCCCATTGAATAATTTAATGCTTTAGGAGGATTAAAATAGTTTTCTACGCCTTGTTGGAAACGCTGATTGTTTGCAAGACCACTTAGAGCAGTAGCAAATGGGTTGTATTCGTTGGCTCGTTGTTGAGTCAATGCCGCATTCGTTCCACCAGTAAGTAAGGCTTGACCAACATTAGCACCAGCAGTAGCGGCACGACCACCCAACTGTGCGCCAATATCCAAAGGCTGTTGTCCAAGTTGCTCAAGAGTAGAACCAGCACCCAAATACGTTGTAAACGGGTTCAATGCACCGACTTGACCAGCTTGGTACTGACTCATCAACTGAGAACCACTACCCAACAATCCAGCACCAAACGCAACATTCTGTTGACCAGCTTGTTGAGCATTAGCCGCCAACTGAGCATCTTGTTGAGCCATAGCGTTGTAGTACGCTTCCATCTCAGGAGAAGCAGCACCAAAGCCAGCCGCACCGCTAGGACGCATACCTGTAGCACCAACAGACAAACCACCACGACCCTGCTGATACAACTGGTTCTGCAATTGAGCCATTGATCGTTCACGGCTAGGAGCAAGCAAGTCCTGTTGCTGTTGCATATATTGAGCCGCAACCTGCTGAGGAGTCTGTTGCAGATACTGCTGACCCAAGCCAAACAATCCTTGTGCGCCTTGCTGAAGCGGAGCATACTGTTGCTGCGCCATTTCAGCCTGAGTCAATGCACCGCCTGTAAGAGCCTGTAGACGGTCTTGGTAAGCCCTTAACTCAGGACTGACGTTGTAACCAGC